GTATAACACATGTCAGTGATAATTTGTTCTTTATCTTTCATATAATTTTTTACACTCCACAATTACAAAAGTGGGATAGTTTTCTTTCATTGATAAAACAGTCGGGCAATGAAATTCAACTACAATAGTTTCACTATCATAGTAGTCATTGGTTATCAACCCCCAAACAAATCGTCCAATAAATATTACACCCAATAATACAACGATAGGCAATATCAAACTACTTGCTCTGTTGGGTCCTGGAAAACTATACATCATGTATCCTTGTCAACATTCAATCCAGCAATTGTTTGCATAATCCCAATGTCTATTATCATATAAAGAAAACATGATTTCATAACCAAACAAACCTAACTCAAGTTTAATACCTGCATGGTCACCTTTTCTACGCCAATCAAATTTAAAATGAAATAGATTTTCACAGTCTTGAAATACTTCAAATTCAAAATATTTGTGTTTGAAGGGCGTACCACAAACATAATTAAAAATATGATTGAATGACGTACTAGTGAAGGGGTAATCAATTGAAAAGTTTAGTTTAATCATATTATGATGATAACATGAAACCTAATTAAAGTCAATTATTTAGGTTAACATGTTGTTGATAAGTTTTAGGGCACTTTGTACTACTGATACATCTACGTGCATTCTTTGGGCAATTTCATGCACATTCAGATTTCTTTCAACCATTTCTTTCACTTGCAACATTACGTCATGGGACATGTTAAACTCCTTAGGGGGTATATATAACGCCTCAGGATCCAGTTCCGTTGACATTAAATTTTCAACATTGCCCACATTGCTGTCTTTTCCAAATCAGTTTGAAAGTTTGGGTATACCTCATCCAATCTTGATTTAGGAATATTCACATATCCTTTATTTTCTTTTTTGCGAAACATATCTTCTGCTTCCCAAATTGATGCACTAAACATCTTTGTCTGTAATTTGGCACCACGCCGGCCCCAAAATGATAGGTATTCATTGTATGCAGGTTTATAGTTTGGAAAAGGATGAAATTTAAGATGTGAGGCCTCATGTTCACGCAACAGAATGATGCCCCAGACTTTATCAGAAGTGCCTTCACGACACCAACCAATATATGCGTAGTTCATTCTTCAATTTCCTCTACAGGTTTATCAGGGATATTTTCTGTATCATTATCTTGTGCAAACACAAAGCCCATATCTAACATTGTGTCCATTTCAGCAGGTGTACAGTGAGCACGAAACACAAACAGTCGGCAAGTAAGATTGTCCTTGCTATAGTAGATCCTATAACTCACACGTTCCACATTCAATGCTTTAGCAAGGTCGTCTAAAGAAAAACTTTCGGGCCAGTCATCATCAACGCTATTACGTATCTTTTCAAAATAAAAATCTTGCATCATTTTAATTCCTTCAGCTAAAAACAAATATCCAGGCATTGATAATAAACCAAACTGTTGCACAAGACATAATAACAATCAATGCATCCAGTGCAATGATTTCGGGTCCAGGGGGCTTAGGTCCAAATTCTTTTAACCAAGAATTTTGGTCAACCTTTTTAACTTCTGCTGTACCTAAATGCAAATCAACGGGTTTCATTACCGTAAACTCATTCATTATTTCATCGGTCATTTCCGGCAAGTCATCAAAGTCATCAAGTGGTTTATTCATATTTTATCTCCATGCATTAACTAAACCAATTACACAAGTAACGATTGCTACCATGTTCACTACTAGTTGCGGGCGATTCTTAACACGAATAGTCCACGCCATAAATGCTAATGTGCCTAATGTAAATGCCACAATGTTGTAGGGATAAACACTAGGTCCAATTGCATTGCACACGTGTCCTGCAATAATGAATACTGCACCAGCCCATTGTAAGATATCGTTTACTTTCATTCTTCAACTCCGAAAACTCTGAAATGTTTTCCAATAATTACACAGCCTCTAAATTCACCATTATCCGCTAGAATCTTGATACATTCCATCACAATCAACTCGGCAAACTTTTGACATTCTGGCATGTCCCAGTGTCCAATGCCAAACATATCCGTTGTGTATCCAGCCTGTTCAGCAAGTTCTCGAATTCGTTCGTTCATTACTTTACTCCAAATGTGTTCAATGCTGGTTGCAGTGTGTTAATCAATTCAGTCTCGCGGGCATGAGCAGGACGCTTGCCTCTCACAATCTCCACGACACCAAATACAAATCGCTCGGCACCTTGTTCACGCAAGGCACGTGACAAACCCCAATCTTTGTTCTCAGTCATAGCACGTTGCATGTGTTTTTGCATACGACGGCGTAATGTGCGAAATACATTACCCTTGAATGAAACAGCAGTCAGACCAATGTAATACTCAAGTGTTACAGTGTCTTGAATGTAGTAGATGACTTGATTGCGGTCTGTTCTACGTTTGCGGTTGATTTTCGAGTTCATGTAAGTATTATATACCCAATGTGATTTATTGTCAACTATTGAGTATACTACTTTCAGTTTACTTTACAAACCCAGCAAACATTTCAATGTCATACCAAGCTACTGCTTTAGTATTCATTTCATAAACAAGCACAGGGAATGCTTGAGTATTAACTTTATCAAAGTTAACAAGTTTCTCAAAATTAGATTGACACAGTTCTTCATCAGACTGGTCCTCAAAAGTCACAAATGCTTTGTTAGTGTTCACAAACTCATCAATGTTGTAAGACATAATAGGCCCTTTCAAATGTTTAAGATGCTATTGTATACCCAATTTGATTTATTGTCAACTTGTTGTTGTAAGGATATCCAAAGCCTGTTGTAATACTTTTGACTGACGATGTTGTACATCCAACTCCCATGGTAGGTTGGTGTATTCTTCATGTGTCATTTCTTCAGGTGGTTTATTTGTATAGGGTATGCCATGCCAATAACACATGCCATTAGGTTTAATCTTAAGCATACCTAAATACTTTTGACTAACATGTATCAGTTCATGTACAAGAATTTTTAGTTGTGATTCTAGTGATAGGTTGATGTTCAATCCAATACGATTGACTCGGTTGATATCAATACCACCATAGACATTCTCCTCTAAGGGGCACAAGCATACCTCTACAGTGTCCGGCAACTCTATGATTTGAGATACTGCAATGGCTAACGAGGTCAATAAAGCCTCGTTATCTTTTTCATAGTTATTATTTTTATAGTAAAACTTAACTTCCATTATGCATTATGAATTTTGTCCATTGCCTTTTTAACTATCTTCTCACGTTCTTGTTTAGTTCTAGCACCTAGCACTGTTATATTATATAATTGGTTATTTGTACTTACAAGCATTGTGATACAGAATCCTGCCGCATTTGTAAACCCTGTCTTTATCGTAACTATTCCTTCTTTTCCAAAATAATGACTAGTTGGATTACTAATAATTGATTTGTTCCTTGGTTGTTTGATTCGCTTTTTAGATTTTTTACTCTTTTTAGATTTATTAGGTACCGCTGATTTAGTAACCACTCTTTGTGTTTGTGCGGCTTGTTGTACAATAGGAAAATTACTAACTGCTTTAACTAGCATTACAATATCATTAACAGTACTGTAATTCATAGCACTCAATCCAGTGGGTTCGACAAATCCGGTATGCATCATTCCAAGTTCTTTTGAATGAGTATTCATTTGACGAATAAAATGTGGTTGTCCACCGGGATAATTTTGCGATAAAGTAACTGCGGCTAAATTATCACTGCTTACTAATGACATGTTAACTAGTTCTTGTCTTGTCAGAATCATGCCCTTCCTTAGTTTAGTGTGATTGATTTTATTACTTATGACAGTTAGTTTTTCGTTAAGGTCTTGATTTGATTTCATGACCGTGTATATAGTCATTAGTTTGCTTATACTAGCAATACTAACTTCTTTTTCACTGAGAGAGCCTGAGATAACTCTATCATGTGTTACGTTGTACACTACAGTGTTTGGCTCAGCAAATGAGAATAGTGGCAGAAATAATAATATGATTAAAATGTTTCGCATAGAATATTTAGTATATCACGAAACCGTCACAATTCACAGCAACATGGACAACCTGTATAGCCAAAAAAATAGACCCCGAAGGGTCTATTTACATTGTAGGACCATTTCCTGATTTGAATCCTACTATCCCACCTTCGTCTTTGATGCGTTTTATAACATCTTCAAACAATATAGGTC